TTTATATGAGAAACCTTTACGACGAGCTTTAGCCTTAGTAAGATGAAACTTATTATTAGCTATAAATTCATCTATTTTAAAGTTCCAATAATCACCATCCCAATAACGAGGAAAACCCATAACAGTCTCAACGTGTTCAGCACCTTCACGTTTAAGTCTTGCACGTTCTTTATCATTAGGTGTACGTTCAATACGACCATAATTAAGATAAGTATAATGTGCACCAGTTATACGTAAAGGTTGAAGTAAACTTTCACGTTCCTCATCAGTAGTATTAGCATCAAAGAACTTAGGAATATCTTTATAATAAAGTTTAGCTTTAACAAAAACACCTTTCTTACGACGAGATGTTTCTCTTTGCCAAAATGATTCATAAGCCGGAGTACTAGGGTCGTAATCACAATACGTACCATATTCATCAAAAGTATCAGCAGCTTTAGAAAGTCTTTCTATATTAATAACAATGAAATCAATATTCATAAGAATACCACCAGAGTTACCAATAAGAAAATCATTATCCAGGTCATATAAAGGTTTATTAGTAATATAACTAATACCCTCAGACGCTTTCGGATATTTACTTTTATCTTCACAGAGATAATCTATAAAAGGAATATCTCCACGTTTATAGCCCCATTTATTCTCAGGAGCAGCATTGATGCCATCACAACTATTTTTCCAATAAGCATGAATAAACATAAAGTTATCAATAGCATCTTGTGAAAACTTATATTTACTATTCATAGCTTAATCAATCATATCTATTCCACCACCAACACCATTATCTATATTGTTATGCACATCCATTGAAGCAGCAAGCTCTTTACCACCACGAACGATAGTTTTCTTGAGTTTAGACTTAACGTAATTATCTTCCGCTTCTTTAAGTTCAGCAATAAGTTTAGGTAAGTCTTTACCCATCTTCGTAATCTCACGCATATAACCGAGCATACCACCGATCTCTTCTTTAGTAAAAGAATCTTTCTTTAGGTCATTACGAAGATTCTTATTCATAACTGCCATAAGATCTTTACCAGCTTGAAGAGCATTAACAGTTTCAAAGAACATCTGTCCAACATAATTGATATTATGCTCAACAAGCCAATTGATAGCTTCAATCATATCTTTAGTTGGTCTAAAGTCTGAATTAAGTTGAGCAACTTCAATAGCATAATCAAAAGCCTTTTGATCTTTTAAACCATTACGATGTATATAACCATCTTCATCAGCATAACAATCAATAAACTTAAATATCTTATACATAAGTTCTCTATCATTATGCCAATCATTATAAATAGTAGCAAGAATAGGAACTTTAAGAATTTGCTCTACATTCAGAATAAGTTTAGAGCCTTCAACCAACCATACGTGTAGTGCCATAACTAATAGTTTTATCTGTTTTATTACGAGCAATAAAAAAGCCCGTACCAACTTAATGATACGGGCAAATATAAGAATTACTTTTTAAATACAAAATACAATAATAACAAAATAAAATCTTTATAGTAACTATTACTTTACCATATACTATTAGTAACTAAATTAATAGTTTCAGTTCCCACCATCGATACAATAATATATTCCTCTTTATCATCAGCACTACTATAAACATCACAGTTGACACTTAATGCTTTATTACCGGAACTTTAATTAGGAGTAATAGTTACAAATGATTTTTTCATATTTATTTGATTTTATATTTTAACTATCATGATAAACAGCTTTCCAAATAAAATTAAAAAATTCAATTTTTTTATTATTTGTAAGCATAATAGCAATATTTGGTCTATTGTTTAATGCAGAATTAATATTAATAATTTCAGTATTACCGATAGTAATTCCACCAGCAAGATCCAAATCAAATACATTTTTACCTAATTCGCTATAAACATTAACAGTTAAGTCTCTTTTAGGAGTATATATTGCCTTTCCATTTATACTTTCTAAAAAGGCAACAACTTTTTCACCTTTATAATGAGAAGGTATTTCTGCATTAACTTTAATCCGTAAAAATGAAGCAGGATTTCCATTAAACCTACCTATTTCTTGAATAGGTGTGGGAAATATAAATCTTCCCATTTGAGGGTTAGTCATTGATACTCTAATATTTGTACTCATACCAAAATTTATAATAGTTACTAAAGTTCCATTAGAAGAATATACACCACCTGCAATTTCTATACTTCCAAGATTTGAGGCTTTTTGAGTAATATTTATTGTTTTATTAACTCCCCCTCCAGATACAGTTAAAATAGTAGATCTTTCATTTCCACTATTTTGTTTACAAACAACATCAAAAGAACCATTATTAGTT